TTAAGGCAGGTTTTATGCATATTCCTTATATGATGGAACAGGTGGTGAATCGACCGACTACCCCAGCTATGAGTTTAGTGGATATTAGGCGAGGGATAGAAGCAGCAATCGGCGCTATTATAGAACATGGAGATCAGGACCTCAGGTTGGTAGGCGGAGAAACTCATTGATAGAAAAAAGCTTGAGGGAAAACCTTCAAGCTTTTGGACGTTTTCGAGCCAATACTGCTCGGTAAAAAATTATTTTATTGATTTGAATGTAGGGTAGGAGTGAGAAACTAGCAATTCCAAAAGTAATCCAATTGAGGAAGTACCAAGGAAGGAGTTGTAGGTCTAGAATAAAGCGCTGAAATTTGTAGCCTTTCATCAGGAAACGGCTGGTTTTAAGGATTTGTCCTGGTTTAGCTTGTCCCAAATCTAGGGTATCACAGAGGAGAAATTCTACCTGTGAATAAGCATAGTATTGTGGAATATATAGACTATTTCCGACAATCATCAAGAGGATACTTGCTAGAAAGTAAAGACCAAAGGTCATGAGGAAGTGCTCAGTTTCAACTGACGTGAGATCCAGATTAGGAAATTCAGGGTGGATGGCAACGAATTTCTTTGCTAAAAAGCTACTGTAAAAGAGGAAGTAAATCCCGAGTAAACTAGGAATACTCCATAAGAAGAGATAGAAACGTTTGAGAAGAAGAGTTAAAAAGATTTGGGAAAAGTGCTCTTCGTTAAAGAGAGTCAGACTATTTTTGACGGATAGTTCTGTATCTGGATTCTTGATGAGTTTTAGGGTTGTATAGACTGAACTGGTTAGAAGTATTGCCCCGATAAAGGAGACTAATAGTGGAAAAAGGTAGGCTTGGAATACATGGCCAAACACGCTTAAAAAGGATTGCTCTAAAATAGACTCGTTGATGCGCTCTAAGGGATTGAGGAAGCCAGACAAGATGACCAGCATGCTCGGTAAGAGATAGACGAGAAAGAGGCGGGGATTTTCAGCTTGAAATTGTCTAGCCTGCAGACGAATGGTTTTTAAATCAATTTTTGGGTATTTCATTCTTTCATTATACCATAAATAGTACATAGCTTGCTAATCGTTTGAAATCAGTGGGTTTCTAGCGTGTTAAGTAAAAGTGAATACGATATTGAATACGACATGACTTTTAGCTGGAGCGGATGAAATCCATGAGCTGATTAACGACTTCAACACGTTGATTATCGTTGATATGGGTATACATATCAAGGGTAGTTTGAACATTATTGTGACCGAGTCTATCTGAAATAATTTTTGCTGCAACACCAGCTTCAAAAAGGAGAGAAGCATGTGTATGCCTAAATCCGTGAGGCGAAATTTTTTTAAGCTTATTGTGTTTACGAAAGAATCTGCTAAGTTTCACTTTCATAGTTGCAGCTAAAAGCCATCCACCGCTATTATTCGTAAAGATATAATTCGAATCATGTTGGTATGCTTTACCAACTTGGAAATATTCTTTTATTTGCTGTCGTTTCCAGACTTTCAATACACTCAGAGTTCCATCATCTAATGTGATAACCCTCTTACTCCTTTTGGTTTTAGGATCCTGGACAGTTTGTTTTTTGCCAATTACGACAGCTGTCCGAGAAATACTTAACAACTTATTTTCAAAGTCAACATCTGACCACATGAGTCCGATTGCTTCTCCAGTTCTCAATCCAGAAAAAGCAAGTAAGTGAAAAAAGGTATAGTCTACAGGCTTACAATTTGCTTTGTAAACTTTAAGGAACTCGGTTAGTTCCTGTTTTGTATAATAGTTTTCTTTGCCCTTTAATGGCCTATTTTTAGGCTTGATAATCTTGTCTAATGGATTTGACTTAATGATGTCAATAGAAGTGGCATACTTGAAAATACGGCTGATTACAGAGTAGTAATTGGCATAGAGGATATAGCGATTACTCAACTTGATAGCAACCTTCTGACAATAAGCTACACTGATCTGTTGAATCTTCATATCTGTAAAATATGAGTCAATCATAACATCAAGTTTCTTCTTAGTATTCTGATAAGTTGTTGGTTTTACAGTGCTCTTATAGCTATCAAGCCATAACTCAGCGACTTCAGCGAAAGTAGGATTCTGAAAATCTTCATTGTTTGAAAAACCATTCTCTTCAACATCTAAGAGAAGGTCACGTTCGGCTGCCTTGGCCTCTTTTATGGTTTTAAAACCACGTCGTGTTGTGCGTTTTTCTTTTCCAGTAGCAGGGTCTATGCCCAGATATGTTTGAAAGAGATATCTAGTTTCTCCTTTTTTTGTAATATATTTTTTTATCATAAAAAGTCCTTTCTTTTCGATTGCTTGCCCGCATAGTTGAAAAGGTGTAGAACTTATGATAAACTATAGGTGTATTTTTTTATCATCCTTTCCATTGCTTGCTTGATGGAAAGTTGAATCCTCACACTCAAAGTTTGGCGATGGCGAGTGTGGGGATTTTTTGTTGTCTTTTTTACTCTAGACCTGAGCTGACTTTAGAAGTCAACAAGAAAGAACCGTCGTCTTGTTTTGAAAACGAAAGAATAACGCTCTTGTATTTGCTACCAGTAGAAGTATATGATACTGTCTTGCTGTCGTGGTCATTTACTGAACTAGTTGTTACATTGTTAGGTTCTCCGTGAACACTAGCAATGTCATCGTAGTTAGTTCCACCAGCTCCATAGTTGATAATATCGCCAACTTGAAGCGCGTCAAACTGTTCTTTTGTCCAGTTAAATTTAGCATCCTCCTCTTTTTGAGATGATTCGATAGAAGAACTTACAGAGCTAACAGTCTCTTCTACGTTTTTACCTAGTTCTTTCAATGATTTAGCATACATAGCTTGAGTTGCTAAAACGATAGCAATCGAAACAACAGATAAAACAGTTCCGATAATAGCTAGTGTTTTTGGTCTTTTTCGATTTACTGCAAAACCAATTAAACCGAAAATAAGAGCTAAAATAGCCAAAATGAATGAAAAATTATTGATGATAGGCATCCATGAGCCAAGTAGAGCCAGCGCTCCAAAAATAATAGCTAAAATACCTAAAACCTTGCGTTCTTGTTTCATAATGAAACCTCTCTATCAGCTTTTAGTGTGGATCAGTTGTTGCACATATTTATTTCCGTTTTACGCAACTATTTCCAAAATGGGAACAGTTGATTTTTACTATTGTTCGTTGGAAATTAGTATAAATCTAACCCAAGAACTTCTTTTATCTTGTCTAATAGTTTTTTATGGTCGTTTGTATCTAGCTTGTAAGCTGGTCTATAAACTTTATCATATAACTCTTTTCCTGCTGCATCTAGCATTACTTGTCCATCACTATCAGTCTTTTTCTTTGTTTTATAGACGATTTTCCGTTTGTCTATTTCTTGGATTTTTCGGACATAAGCATAGGCTTTGGGCTTGGACGGAGTGTTTTGATATTTACTATTTTCAATCGTGATACCACCACGATATTTCTTTCCTGATTTTTTACCAGTTAAAGGTGCTACTAGTAGTGTTCCATCGGATTTGTCAGGAGTTGTTAAGATGATAGCGTAGTGTTTTCCGTAAAATTCATTCCCACCTTTTTGTGGGAAGTTGATTAGATAAACTTCGCCTTGTTGAAATTTCATATAATGCTCCAGATAATAAAATAAGGTGTACCTCTTAGAAGTACACCAGACAGTTTTGTCCTTGACGAACAAGGCTTTATAAGTAAATATCGTATCCTTGACGAACAAGGCTTTTGACATTATTAGTGTACTTCTTTTTTTAAATTTTGTCAAGTGGTTGTTTCCAAAATGGAAAACAGCTGGTTCTATTCCCCTCTATACACCCCGACAACTGCATAGATCTTGATGTGTGTGTCTTCGGCTGGTGGGAAGTCTAGGATGATGTCTTCATACTTGTCATTGAGTGATACGAGGCGTAGGCGTCCGTTTTCGGTGTATATCTTTTTGAAGTAAGAACGGTCTCCGTATGCGATAACTGCCAAATCTCCGTTGTAGGTAGTCAGTCCTTTGTCTACTAAATAGAGAATGTCTCCGTCTTGGTAGTCAGGTTGCATGGAGTCTCCGCTGACCTTGGTAGCAATATCGTGACGTGGTGGTCGCTCGTCAACCTCTATAGTCTCTCTGTCTGTATCGTCGTAACCAAATCCATAGTTAAATCCGGTAGCTGCTGCTGTTTCAGATACTACCTCAACTTGATACAAGCTGATAACTTCCGATACTTCGTTTATCTTCGTTTCTTCTTCGTTTTGCTCTTCCAGTTGCCTTTCAGCAAAAGTCAGGACTTTGCCTTGTCCAGGCGGTTCTAGTTGGTCGTAGATGGATTGGATGGGGGATTTTGAGAGAAGAGCTGGAGTAGCGTTGATTTGAATTTCTTGATCATCATCAAGCATATCAATTAAATCTTCTGTAGAAATTTGCATTCCTTTAGCAATTTTTTCTATTGTGTCATAAGATGGGACAATGGGCTTTTTCGATTTCGGATGTTCATTTTTTTCAAGCATAGAAATATATCCTTTTGTTAAATCAGATAATTCACAAAAAGCATCCATTGATAATTTATGCTCTGTTCTATATGATTTTAGCAATTCTCCTAACTTCATTTAAAAACCCCTTTCTATATATTGTTTAATCTATTATACATCTTTAAATAAAAAAAGTAAATTTTTTTGTTTAACACACTTGACATTTTATGTTTAACGTGTTAAACTATAATCAAGCTTAAGGAAATAACAAAAACAAAGCGGAGGGAAACACAATGAATAAAGGACTTACAACACAAGAACAAATCGCACTAGCAAAAGAAATCTTACAAGTTAAGAACCGCAGAGAACGCTCACTTAAACTAGGGGAAATCCTAGATCGTGAAAAACTATCATCAGATGATATGTACGAATTGTATAACACACTATTGACAACAATCAGAGTGTACGGCGACGTTATCGGATTCGATAATAAAGATTTTCAAGAAATGGCTCTTACAATCTTAGTTCTTGAAAAGGTTGAAGAAGCTAAACAAGCTAGGGTAGCGTAGAGAGGTGCGATTCCTCTCCTAGCTATTGCTCTAAGAGCAAAATAAAAAAGGAGGTAAGGCAAATGATGGAACACATCATAAAAAGCCTAGCAACCAAGGACACTGCAACCGTCATCTTGGCACTAGGCTTAGTCAGAGAAGCTCGTTTGTGGCACAAACAAATATTAGAACACAAACGTAGACTTCAAAACAAAAAGTAGAGAAAGGGGCAGAAGCCCCAACCTCTACTTGATAGTGTACCATCATTTGCCGTGAAAAGCAATGAGTGAAGAAACTGGCTTGATAATCCTAGCAGGATTTGTGATTGTGTCTTTTACTATTCGACAAATAGTGAAGTACCGAAGTGATAAAAAAGATAAGGAGTAGGGAAATGCCGGAACAAAAAGAAAAATACCACGATAGACGTGGTAGACCTGATGGGTTGACGGTTGAAAAAGTTATCCACCTTTCAATTTTGAGAGGAGAAGGAACTGAAGCGGATAGCATTCGAGTCGTCGAGCAGTATTACAATATGGACGGCATTCTAATATTTGAGTTAGACCCGTGCTCTCCACATTATCAAGAATTTTTAGGTTTGCGTTGATCTTGTTTATCTTTGTCCAAATCTAAAATATCTTGTAGTAATTGCTCGTTGTCATGACGCTCGATATACCATTTTTGCATAAGTAATTCTATAAACTTTAGCAACTTGTGAGCCTCATTCGGTTCAATATCCACTATAAGATTTACATCTTTTTCTGGATGGGCACCAATGTTTCCAAGTTTTCGTAGAGCATCGAGTACATTTTTAGTGCTTGGGTCAACAGACTCCTTTAAAGCATCTATCTCATCTATTAATCTTGCTTTAGAAATTCCCCAAAAATCTCTAATCATTCCTTGTAGACAACGTCTAGAGAGGGTAGCAGAAGCTTTGGGGCTGAGATTTAAGATAGCGTGAGCTTCTTCATAATCACTTCTGATAGCCTGAGGGATGTAGTCTGGATAGACTTTTGCGAGTGAAATAGGGTTGAAGTGCATAATACGATTTGGAAATTGACTACCAACGCCCACGATGTCGACTGAAACTTTATGACAGTTTGGACATTTCATTGTTTGTATTGTTATTTTGTCGTTCATATTTTCCTCAACCCTAATATGTGAACGACGCATCAAAAAGTAGTGTTCGTCTTCTCGGAATGTATCGTAGTGCTTTGGAACAGGGAAGCCGCAGAATAAGCAGAATAGTTGATTAGAATCCATAAGATTTCTCCAATCATTTTTATTTTGATTATACCACATTTGAAAGGGGGTAAGGAGATGAGACCAAAGAAATATCCGTATAGTTTCAAACCAAATCTGATGAACATTTTAGATAGTCGCTTCTATACACGGCTAATTGTTGAAACAGAGGATGGAGCGAAAAAAATAGCAGAAGTCACACTAGATGATGTAACCGCTGCTACAGGATATGTTGTAAGGCTAAGACCAAATTATGACTAGCCTTTAGGAGGAAGGAATAAAATGATTCACCATTATATAACTCATTATGCCAGCAATGGGAAAGATTACGCCGAAGCATGGATTCAAATCAATATTTTTGGAATGTGCTTTTGTGTATGGAAAAAGCGTACAACCATTGAACGATTGTACGCAAACGAAGATTAGACTTTTTTCCAGCCGTTACCTTTAGCAGATGTCGGAGGGAGCCGATCACCTTTTCCGATAGTTGCGGTATGACCATGAGTAACTTTTCCGCCACGAGGTCCTACCTCTACATAGCGACCAGGTTTCTGATTATCTGTTCCAGGTTTTATTGGAGTATTTGCCATACTATCTTCTCCTTTCTATTGCAATTTTGACTAAAACGGGAGAGGTCTTAGTCAAGAATGATTATAGCATAATCTAAATTAAATAACAATATGTAGTGTTTTTATATGTTTGAAACACAATATATTGGGAAAGGAACAATGTATGTGGAAGAAGTTTAAGCATTTGTTGATTGAAAAAGGGATGACACAGAAGGCATTAGCTGAAAAAGCTGGTATCAGTCCAAATACAATCAGAAATATCAAAACCGAGAGTATTTCTTTTAAGAATATGTGCAAAATCGCTGATGCACTGGAAGTCAGCTTGGATGAATTAAGATAAGGGGGTGAGTGCGTGCAAGGAGAACGTTTAAGAAAATGGCGTGAAAAAGAGAGAATGTCTCAAGAGGAACTTGCAGAAAAGTCAAATGTTTCTCGAACAACAATACACTTGATTGAATCAGGTCAGTCGTCAACAGTAAAAATCCGAACACTTCAAAAATTAGCAGTAGTTTTTAATAAGCAAGTGAAAGATTTTTTTTAAAGAAAAAGTTTAACAAATTAAACAAAAGGAAAGGAGAGAGTATGACATACTTTAAAGATTTGGATTGCCAGTTCATCTTTCAGAAATCCAACTAATGACTACACAGCTGTTAGTAATAGTTTCATCAATGATCCCGCGATGGATTTTACTGCTGTTGGCATCATGATGGTGGTGCTGGCTAATCACCCAAACTGGCAAGTCTATCCAGAGGAGATAGCCAAGCGAAAAGGTGTTAACCGGAAGACAATTGATAAGTATTTCAAAATCTTTGAAGAGGCTGGATATTTGCGAAAAATCAGAAAAAAACCTCCTGGAAATGGAGGGAGTCATATATTCAGATTCTTTTCAGATGTAAAAATATCTGATTTCCAATTCGATATTATGAAACAGAGATTAAACCTGTCTATCAAAAAGGCGTCTATGAATTATAATTCTGACATTCCAAAAAGTGAGATGTCAGAAAGTGAGATGTCAGAAAGTGAGATGTCAGATTTTGGGCACTAACAAATATTAACTAACAACAAGTATTAAATAACAATAAATATTAAAAGACAACAAGTCCTACTTCTCTAAATAAATAAAAGAGAGGGTAGAAAAAATAAATACAAAGGAGAAAGAAATGAGACCAATAGGATATCGGCTTAATGTTGAAGTTTCGGGTATTGAAGAACTAAATGAAGCCTGTAAAGAAGTATCAAAAAAAGCCGAAGAATTGCAAGAAGCAATCGATCG